CAGGAACTTATGCCGGCGGCGGGAGTTCCGGCGGCAGTGGCAATAACAATGTAGAGGCTTATGCCGTTACCAGCACCAACCCCAGCGTGAGTTTTAAGACCGCCAGCGGAACCATTAAGATTTGGGGCTATGGCACCATAACCAGTTCCGGCGGCTGGGGCGGGCAGACTACGAGCCTGGTCGCGTTTGAGGGCGACAAGTATTACAAGGGCGCCATATACGGCAGCCCAAGCAGCACCAACCTGAGCCTAAGCATCAGCAACGGAAAACTGACTGGGCTGCCGAGTGGACTATCCGCAATCAGCGCGATTGTAACGAGAGGTATATGATTATGGCCACTGATACAAAGCTGGACAGCCTGGTGATCAACTACCTGACGCAAGCCCAGTATGATAATGCTAAGAGTGAAGGAACACTGAACAGCAACCAGATCTATATGACACCGGCCTCCTCCGGTACCCATACGCTGCCTGCCGCTACCAGTTCAACCCTGGGTGGCGTAAAGATTGGCAGCAATATTACAGTGAACAGCGGCACGATCAGCATTAGTAAGACTAACGTGACAAATGCACTGGGCTATACGCCACCGACTACTGATACCAAGTACACACTGCCAACCGCAAGTGCTTGGACTTTGGGTGGTGTAAAAATCGGGAGTAACATTACGGAGAATTCCGGCACGATTAGTTTGACAAAGGCGAACGTGACAAGTGCTTTGGGATACACACCGCCGACAACCGACACCAAGTACACACTGCCGACAGGTAATGCTTCGACTTTGGGCGGTGTGAAATTGAGTGATTCGACCAGTTCAACCAGTTCAACCAGCGGAGGAATTGCAGCAACACCAGCAGCGGTAAAAGCAGCCATCGCGGAAGCAAAACTTGCGGCCTGGCCGATTGGCAGCATTTACATGAGCGTAAACAGTACAAGCCCGGCAAATCTATTTGGTGGCACGTGGGAAAGAATATCTGATACTTTTCTGCTTGCTGCTTCTAGCAGTTATCCCGCAGGTAGCACTGGGGGCGAATTCACCCATAAGCTTACACAAAGCGAGCTACCGGATTATTCGCTGTCTGTGGCCAACGGAAGCAACGTAATACGCTCCAAAACCGGAAGCTCTGCGGATGCGTATGTCCAAACGCAATCAAGTGGCTGGGGTATTCCGAACTGGGAATCCAAAACCGTAACAGTCGCCTCCGGCGGTTTCGGGGCAGCCCACAACAACATGCCGCCTTATTTATCGGTATGGATGTGGAAGAGAACAAGATAAGGAGGATAAAGATGCGGCTGAAGAATGGAGAAGCCCTGCTGCATTGGCCCCTGGCCCAGCACATCATCACCGCGGGCTGGCTCTACAATGATGGCAGCCTGCACCGGGCGCTGGATTTCCGCGCGGCGGTAGGCACGCCGGTATACGCCGCAGAGGGTGGCACGGTGGAGACGGCCTACCGCTGGAACGGCAAGCGCACCCAGGGAGATACCAACAGTTACGGCAACATGGTCAAGCTGCGCCACACGACCTACAAGTACGGAACCCTCGAAACGCTGTACGCCCACCTGAGCAAGCTCTGCGTAACTCAAGGTCAGCAGGTGCAGGAGGGTCAGCTGATCGGCTACA